TAGTGAAGTTGCACTTGTTGCTCCTGCTGTTGGTTAATTTAAAAATAAATAAAACCTTAAGAAGACTCCTCTTTGAGGGGTCTTTTTTTTCGTTCTGTTAAGCAAAGCAAAAAACAATATAAAGAAATGACCATTTATGAGGATTTCCATATAATATAGTATGTTGAAACTAGAACAAACCATGAGACCATCTATGAACGCCCTAAAATGGACAGAAGATGGGGAGCTATCTGCTGTTGACATGGCTAGAGTTTTAAATGCATTAGATAATAAAAAACTAGTCAAGTGTAAGGTATCCTGTGATCCCCAGAAAAAACAAACTCAAAAGGAGAAGGCATATGAGTGGTGATTGTAAAAACCAACCAGTAATTTTTTATTCAACTGAAATGACTCTTGCGAAAAAAATACTGATTGAACATTCTCTTGCTGATGGATCTACCTCATACACTAAAACAGTAAACGATCAGTTATACCTGTGTAGGTGGAGGAATGGTAGCGTAATGCAAGAATAGTGATATCTTAACTTTATTGCTTGACATAAGGAGTTTTATCCTATATACTAAAGAGGTGGTTAGACACCTTTTTTTATTAGCTGGGATATGACCGAAGATACCATTAAAAAACTCTGTTATACTAAGGAAGAAGTAGATGCTATGATCGCTGCTGCTGTTGCAGAAGCTAGGGCAATTGATGAAGCATCCATGCGTAAACACAATAGAGATGCTACTATCATTAGTATGATCCTTGGATTTATATGTTTAGCACTGTTTTTAGATGGTCTGTTAAGAATTTTGGGAATCATTCCACCGTTCATGGATTTAGATGTTAATGTTATTGATGATATCATTGACAAAGTGGAAGGCGATATGATACCATTATTGAAACAGAAGACCAATGGAATCCTACGCTAACTATATACTATAGTTTTGTATAACGATTACAATGGCTACTATCACTCTACAGACTCCAGATGGTTCAACAGATACCTTTGAATGTGATTCAGAGACAACTATCTTAGAAGCATTAGAAGAAGCAGGTCTGGATCATCCATCTTCATGTCGTGCTGGTGCATGTTCATCATGTGCAATGAAGATTGTGGAAGGTACAGTAGATCAAGAGGAACAATCATTTCTAGATGATGATCAATTAGAAGAAGGTTATGTTCTTACTTGTGTTGCATTGCCAACTTCTGATCTTACACTGCTTACCGAACAGGAGGAGAATCTTTACTAATGGGACTACACATGAGAGAACAATTACTCAAAGCATTATTAGCACATGCTAATGGGGAAATCCAAAAGCATAAAGCTAACGTTGAAATTTATCTAGAACATCCAGTTGGTGTTGGTGAACATGGAGATGTGACTGAAGCCATACAAGGAGAACTTGATAAGATTGCAAAATTTGATGATCAAATTAATGTCATCAATAAATATTTTAGTCCTAGATCCAAAGAATTTCTTGGTTAAAAATTATCATGACAGAATCTAATGAAGAAGTTATTGCTGAGGAAACAGCAGCAACTGAACAGGTGGTTGATGTTGAATCGACTGAGGTTGTTGAAAAGGAGGAAGACACTCCTGATATCTTTAAACAAAATGAAACAATCTCTAATCAACAGCGTAGACACTTTGAAAAATTAAGGGCAAGTCAACTGAATAAAATGCTTAAAGATTATAAGCGTCGTCAGAAAAACCCTTTAAATATAGCAAGAAAACTTGGACAGAAAACTAAGTAAGTACAATGAAAGCAGTTTTATATTCCAAAGACAATTGCCAATGGTGTGATAGGGTAAAGTCACTGTTCGACAGTGTTAAGATATCTTATCTAGAATATAAATACGAAAAACACTTTACTAAAGAACAGTTCTATGCTGAGTTTGGTAAAGAAGCAACATTCCCACAGGTATCTATTGATGGTTATCATGTTGGAGGATGTAAGGACACACTACAGTATTTACAGAGACACAAATTATTATGAATGATGTAGACGCCATTTGTGAATTCGTTGACACATTAATGGATGATTACTCAAAGACAAAAAAGAAAAGTAAGACTAATTTTTTTAAATACTTTGAGTCTGCCAATTATGATAGAAAAACTATCAACGAATATGTATCTGAGTATTCTTTCACTGTTACTCAACAGATAAAGGAACTTGATGGTGCATTAACTGGAGATAAAAATCTCGCTGAGGCTTATGGACAATTTAATAAGTCTGAGTTGAGAGATTTTATTTCTATGTTACAAAAATTTCTAGAGGAAGCTAATAGATATAAAGATTATAAAAAGATTACACGTAGAAAAAAACAGAAGACACCTGAACAACTTGTTAAGGGCTTGCATTTAATAGAGGAATCTGTTATCATAGAGGACATTGAGTATGAGCCTGTTGACAAGACAAAGATTATAGATGCTACATCTATCTTCCTTGTTAATGTAAAAACAAAAGATCTTTTATTCTTATCAGGGAATAAACTTTCTTGCTCTGGTGCCAAGATTACTGGGTATGATCCTAATATCTCTGGTGTAAAGAAACTCAAGAGGATAACAGAAGGTATTAATTCTGTTACATCATCTAACAAGATAGCATGTCAGACAATCTTCGAGAACCTTCCAAATAAAAGGAGACCTTCACCAAAGACAGTCTCACCAAATTACATTCTTCTAAAGGTGCTAGCTTAAGTATCTAAATAAAAATGTAAAAGCGATGATGGGAGGATGACATGACAGAAGCAACTACACTTGTTTTTACCTGTCTATTCTGTATAGGGGCAACAGTAATTGGATTTATGTTAGGATGGTTTGCTAATGCGTATTATGTTACACATCATCAGACCGAAGAATATATCCATCCAGAGTTCTTAGATAGGAATGGAAATTATTTAAATGAAGAATTGTTATCTGTCAAATTTGTTGATGAGGATGAACTTGAAGATGACTAATGTATTAATGGAGTTTTACAATGGCTGAATTACCAGTTGAAAAGATGTTAGTTTCTGAAATATTTCAGAAAGTATCAAATGCAAAAACAAAGAAAGAGAAGATCGCATTACTTAAAAAGTATTCGACACCTGCTATAAGGGCTCTTCTTATATGGAATTATGATGAGTCTGTTGTTAGTATGGTTCCCAGTGGGGAAGTACCATACAAACCAAATGATTCACCGCCTGGCACTGATCACACTATGTTATTTCATGAGTATAAGAAACTTTATCACTATGTAAAAGGTGGTAATGATGGTCTTAATAAAATGAAGAGAGAACAGATGTTTGTTCAACTACTTGAAACACTTCAACAAGATGAAGCAAAGGTTCTCTGTTTAGTTAAGGATAAGAAACTGGGTAAGAGATATAAGATTACTAAAGCATGTATCTCTGAAGCATTTCCAGAGATTGAATGGGGTAACCGAGGAGGTAAATGAATATTCTTCATGAATCATGTAATCCTGATATGGCAAAGGATAGGAAACTGCCATATAATTCATACTTAGTATGTTATATGGGGGAGGATCAAGTCCTTAAACATGATATTGCCATATCAGGAACAGCTGTTGAACTCTTTGATAGTTATTATGATAAGTATAAGAAAGGGTTTCAATGGTTTAAACAAACTGAAGGTAGGGTAACACCTGCTTTATGGAAGTCTCAAAATCAACCTGAACCACCTAAGAAAAAGGTAAGAAAAAAACGTGAACGTGAATGAATTATGACAGTGAAACTTGTTAGCATCACTCCTGATGCTGAAAAGACTATGGCGTATATCGCCAGAGTATCTAATCCATCTAATCAAGACAACGAAAAATTTGCTGGACTGTTAAAGTACTGTATTAACCATCAACATTGGTCAGTATTTGAACAGTCCTCTATGACATTAGAGATAGAAACTACACGTGCTATTGCAGCACAGATCTTACGTCATAGATCATTTACATATCAAGAATTTTCACAGAGGTATGCTTCTAGTACTCATCTAGGTAAGATACCTGTACCAGAATATCGTAAACAGGATACAAAGAATCGTCAAAACTCTACTGATGATTTAGATCCATTTTTAAAACAAACATTAGAGTTACAAACTCAAACTCTATTTGATTCTGCTACTGCATTATATGAACAGATGCTGGCAGATGGTGTTGCTAAAGAGTGTGCTAGAATGGTACTACCACTTGCAACTCCTACAAGAATATACATGACTGGTTCATGTCGTTCATGGATTCACTATATTAATTTAAGATCAGCACATGGAACACAAAAAGAACACATGCTCATCGCAGAAGGATGTAGAGAAGTCTTTATCGAACAGTTCCCCACTGTCTCAGAGGCACTTGGGTGGTCAGTACAAACTGGAGATAAAGAACAGTGATGATATATGGTTACCTGTTAATCAATATCGCTTTTTGACATATGAAGACGCATGTGATATACTTGGTGAAGTAAAATCAGTTGATACTAATTCAATTGAAATTAGAATTTCACCTGAGTGTCAGATGTTATAGTCTAAATAACTTTACACAATCTTAACAATTATGCCAACATACCCAGTCATACATAAAGAAACTAAAGAAAAGAAAGAGCTCTCCATGACAATGGTTGAGTATGATACTTGGAGAAAAGAAAATCCTGATTGGGATAAAGATTGGCAAGCAGGACATGCTTCTTCTATAAGTGAGGTAGGAGACTGGAGAAATAAAGTACCAAGTGATCTTCAAAAAAAGATTAATAATATCAGGGATACAAATCCTGGCTCTAACATTAGGGGATTTTAAGTATGCCAAGAGCTAAAAAAACTACTGAAAATACTACATTCTCTAATGTCAAAGCGAAAAGATTGAGAAAAAAGAAACCAATTAATTCTGAGATGATGGTTGATATAAAACCATTAACACCATCTCAGGAAAAAGTATTTGATTATTGGAATGATAATAAGAACTTGTTTATGTATGGTGCTGCTGGTACTGGTAAGACATTTGTAGCATTGTACCTTGCATTAAATGAAGTACTTAAGAATGATTCCCCATACGAAAAAGTTTATATTGTAAGATCATTAGTATCTACTAGAGAGATTGGATTCCTGCCTGGCGATCATGAGGATAAATCATATCTATATCAAATACCATACACTAATATGGTAAGGTATATGTTTGAGATGCCAGATGACAATTCATTTGAAATGTTATACGGTAATCTTAAAGCACAGGAAACTATTTCTTTCTGGTCAACTTCATTCATAAGAGGTACTACTCTTGATCGTGCTATTGTTATAGTTGATGAGTGTCAGAATCTTAATTTCCATGAGTTAGATTCTATCATTACTCGTGTTGGTGAAGATACTAGGATAATATTTTGTGGTGATGCCAATCAAACAGATTTAGTTAAGACTAATGAAAGAAATGGTATCCATAACTTTATGAATATCTTACGTCTTATGCATGAGTTTGGTATGGTAGAATTTGGTGTTGAAGATATTGTACGATCAGGATTGATACGTAGTTATCTTTTAAATAAAATTGCTCTTGGTCTGTAATGTTTGAACATGTATCTATTGACTTACCTAAGAAGTTAAAACGTGTTGAGGTTGATGGTAAAAGGTACTATGATGTACAAGGCCATAAGTTAGTTTCAGTTACTACTGTTACTAGTTTTCAAAGTGCTAAAAGTATTAAAGCATGGAGAGCAAAGGTTGGTGCAGAAGTAGCCAATAAGATTACCAGACAGGCTACACGCCGTGGTACTGATACTCATACTCTTACAGAACACTATCTTAAGAATGAAGATCTTCCAGAGGTTGATCCACTACCTAACTTACTCTTTACTATTTCCAAACCATATTTAAAAAATATAAATAGGATACATGCTCTAGAAGCACCCCTATACAGTCTTAAGTTGGGTATTGCAGGTACAGTTGATTGTATTGCAGAATACAATGGAGAACTTGCTGTAATAGATTTCAAGACTTCAAAGGAACCTAAACCTGAGAAGTGGATCCAAGGTTATTTTGTACAAACTGTTGCATACGCTTGCATGTTGTATGAGTTAACTGGTATAATAGTAAAGAAATTAGTAATCATTATGTCATGTGAAAATGGAGAATGTATCGTCTATGAAAAGTACAACAAAGCTGAATACATTAGAAAGCTTACTCAGTATATACGAGAGTGGAAATCTGCTAATGAATAAAAGCAAAGATGCCCTAAACCAAGTATTGAACGACAAGTTCATGACATCTTCTAAGTTTTCTATGGAGATTGAGAATATTGTCAAGCAAAGTAATGGTAGTCTCAATTATATTGAAGCTATAATTTCTTATTGTGAAGAGAATGAAATTGAATTTGAATCTGTTCCAAAGTTATTGTCTAAAACTTTAAAGGAGAAATTGAAGTATGATGCCCAGAGATTATCCTTTATGAAACGTTCTTCTAGAGCAAAGCTACCAGTCTAGATGGAGGGTTATGAAGTTTACCAAACGTATCTCGCACTTAAATTACACTTTACAAAAGAAAATTATAACTTTTTTATTTTCAGTGGAAAAACACGTGCTAGTAAACAATCCTTCGAGAAAAGAAAGGATAAGTACTTTTTTAAAAAACTGGGCAGAAAATTTGAACGAGAAGAATTAATTAAGTTTTTTGTAAGTCATTTCATTCATGATGATGGAGCATGGATAGGTAATATATCTGTATATAAATCAAAAGTATATTCTGATTGGAAGAGTAAGATTGAAAGTCTATCTTTCATCTTTAAGAATGAGATGGAAAATTTATTGGAGTTGGCTTCTGACTTTGATTCTTTATTTAAGATTAAAAATGGCAGTCATCCAATAGTATTAAAACAACATTTGTCTGGGAGTATAAGTTTAGAATCTTTTGTTATTCTAAACAAACTAGTAAACTTCATACCATATTTTGATAAGAATATTGCCGAACCTGTAGTGTGGCCTGAGATAAGAAAGAAGGTAGTAAAGTACGAACCATTTCTGGCTATAGACAAGGATAAATATAAGTGTACACTGTTATCTCTATGCGATTCTTTGACAACGACATAGTTAGAGCTCAAGCGGCTGAACTAGTAGAAACTAATGAAGATCTACAAGATCTAATACTTGGTGGTGGTTTAACAACACCAGAAGGTAATGTTAAATTTATGTCAAAGGTACATAGGATGATTGAATTGCAAGAACAATTATACTTTCGTGCTTCTTATTCAGATGAGGATGACGCAAAGGAATTTGTTAATCAATTTAATAAATCACTTCCTTATGTAGCTGTTAAGGGAGAAACAGATGTAACTCAATCATTCAGAAGAATGAAAGAGGAACTTAAGAGAATGATAGAACTATCAGACTCTTGACAATTAACTAGAATCCTGTTATACTTACAAAGTACAGGCCAAATACGTACACATTAAGGAGAATACTTATGTCTTTTGCAACTTTAAAGAAGAATTCAAATTCATCTTTTGAAAAACTGACTAGGGAACTTGAGAAGGTAGCTAGTACCGAAAAGAATACTGGTGATGACCGACTCTGGAAACCCGAACTAGATAAATCAGGTAACGGTTATGCCGTTATTCGTTTCCTTCCACCCCCAGAAGGTGAAGAGCTTCCTTGGGCTAAAGTTTTTAGTCATGCTTTTCAAGGGCCAGGTGGTTGGTATATAGAAAATTCTTTAACTACTATCGGTAAATCTGATCCAGTTGGTGATCTTAATCGTAAGTTATGGAATAGTGGTAGAGATTCCGATAAGGAAATAGCTCGTAAACAGAAGAGAAAGTTATCATATTTTTCTAACATATATGTAGTCCGTGATTCTCTACATCCAGAGAATGAGGGAAGGGTTTTCTTATTCAAGTATGGTAAGAAGATCTATGATAAGATTGTTGCTGCAATGCAACCTGAGTTTGAGGATGAGAAGCCTATTAACCCGTTCGATTTCTGGACAGGTGCAGACTTCAAATTAAAGATCCGTAAACTAGATGGTTTCTGGAACTATGATAAGTCTGAGTTTGCCCCACAAGGTACACTTGGAGACTTTAGTGATGATGAACTAGAAGCAGTATATAGTAAGACTTATTCATTGACTGAGTTTACTGCTGATTCTAACTTCAAAACTTATGAAGATCTAGAGAAGCGTTTAGGTACAGTTCTTGCCGCTAGGAAGACTGTAGTTGATATGGAGACTGAAGAAGCTGAAGAGGAATTAGTTCCTGTTGCAGCTGCACCAGTTCAAGAGGAGATTAAACC